CGCAGCCAGCCTAACGGCATAGGAGATCCTTCTAAGTGGAGGCCTCTCTGGATGGCCGGTCACGCTGCTATCCTAGCTGAGTTATCGGTACAGCAGCCTTTACTCTCAGCTTTGGTAAAACAACCGAGGCATGTTGCCTGGAGCACACCTGCTAGGATCGCACTCCAAATTACTCACATGCTGAAATCTAGACCCAAGCGGACGTGGATCAGTTCGGACATGTCTCATTTCGATAGATCTCTTACTGGGCAGATTGTACATGGAGTGTTTGATCTACTTCGTTACTGGTTTCAAAAGCAAGACCATGCGCTTATCGATTGGTTGGAATACCTGTTTCGGAATGTAAGTATTGTCACTCCCGAGGGCATACTTTCTGGAACAGACCACGGAGTTGCTTCTGGATTAGGCTTAACTAATGTTATGGATACATTAGGCCAGGAGTTAATGGACGAAATCATTGCGGTTATTACTGGCACTACCGTGACTGGCGTCTATTTAGGCGATGACGGGGCGAAATGTTTTGAAGATCAAGTAACCCCTGAGCTGTATAGTCAACTCTACAGTCGTATGAACATGGAGGTGAGTGTTGACAAATCAACGTATTCTGCGGATATGATTGACTTCTTGCAAAGGAGACATAGTATCAACTACCAGAAGGGGGGGATCTGCGTAGGATACAGATCTTTCACGAGGACGGCAGTAGGGGTGATCTCTTACGAGACTAGCCGTTTCTTGAGCCCAGCAATGTTAGCTATTCGTGCCATCCAACAATTAGAACAGTGTTCAGATGACACCAATTTCAGAGAAATGGTTAATTGGTTGTTCTTAGGTAGTGAGTACCTGAGATCAAATGGTCCAACTCGTGCATTGGAGAATGCAGGAGGAGTGGATAGAGTGAAAGACGTGCTGAAGTATAGAAGCTATCCATACAACCAACGTGATATCTCTCAGTTCCGTAACTTCAAGGCGGTTGAAATACTGGAGGAATTGCGAACCGGATTAAGATCGGCAGCACTCACGTGAGTGGGACTAGGCA